CATGAACGAACTTAGAAATCTATTATTAATAATCAGAAGTATCAAGAATATAGACGGTAGTGCTATAGTTGATGTACTAAACAATTCACCTGATTGGTTGGCCAAGAAACTTAGGTTATATCCTTCAAAAAATCTAGATAGCAAATTATCTTGCTTGGAATACCAATTAGATGAATACGTGTCAGGTAAAGCAGTTGATATTGAGGATCATTTCTTAAATTTTGGGGTAGGGAAAGCTGATTTAACTTATAAAAAAGGCAACAATTACCATTTTGTTGATGTTACTACATCATCTGATAGGTCAAAGTTGACAAATAAGGAAATGGGCATAAGATCTCAATCACTTAAAGTTGCTAACTCTACTGTTGAAGTCAGGACCATACCAATGAACAAAACAATGGAACATGTAAAATTTTTTTGGAACAGATCTCATGAAGATGTTATTGATAAAGTACTGAGATCTGCAATACTATCAGACAAAGTCACTAAGATGCGTATAGAACATGCCGTGTTGACCAAATTGTATCCAAAGTACTTATTGACATTGCTATCACCTCATTCCAAGCCTGTTGAAAACAAAGGTAGCTTAAGTTACAGTCTTGTTGAACATGATAATGACTTGTCAAAAGTAGATTCAAGAATACTAAGAGAAATCGAAGAAATGATAACAATGATCAAAGGTTATGATAAAAGGTCACCTCTTAGAGTACCAATCCCTAAAGCCATGTTTGATATTGAATGTGTAGCACCAGATATAGATGATCCCGTGAACATCTGTTTATATAACATAATGCTCAATAATTCAATTATAACAACTAACAACATATATGAAATTGACATTAGAGATATAAAATCTATAAGTAAAACAACACCTATAACTGACAAGGAGATGAACTACTTGCTAAAATACAAGGAAAACGGGATAACAAATCTGCAAAGAATGGCTTCTGATCTACCTGAAGGCAAGATTATTTACATAATCGGGCCAGAAAAGTCTACTACCCCAAAAGGTATAGAGTATCCTAAATACTTCACTGTAGGGACATCTATAATAACTGACAACTTTGCATCTGTGCACTTAGATAGACAAATGGGAGTTGATAAAAAGAGCAAGTACAACAAACTTAACATGAATGATATACAAGATGCTATCAATGTTCACAATGCAACCGTTGAAGAAATGACAAAAGAGGTGCATGTTTCAACATTTGTAAAGAAAATGGCAGCATTATCAAATACTTCTGGTACAAAGGAATGGTTCAAATTGTGGACAGGTTCCTTTAGGGATGCTCCTCTGAAATCTATGGCTGTTCTAACAGCTTCTACATTATATAGCTATTCTAGGACTATTAGCCTTGCACTATCTGAAAAGCCTTTAGGGCATAGGTTCAGAATAATGATAACCCCTGATGAAGACTGTGTATTGTCTGTGTCAATTGGTAAGCAGTTAAGCAAAGTGACAGATGTATGTGTCTCATTTCTATGTAATAATTTTATCATGAAATCTAACTCTAGATCAAGAAATAGAACTATATCCGTTTCACAGAGGGAGCTAACATGGTGGATAAAGTTAATGCCAACAATCATAGCTAAATATTCAGTTGATGCACAACATAATTTGACACTTGGTAGAAATGATACAATTCACAATGTTAAAAGCAAAGATATAAGTGAGTTTTTCTTAATGCATCTTGGTACCAGGCAAACAGACAGCATAATACAAGGTCAATTAAGATACACAATGGCAGGGTTGTACTCACCAATAACTAGTAGACTAGGTGCTATTGAAAAACTTAAAGACTTAAACATAAAAGGGCCACATATGTTGGTGTATTTTTTTAGACTAGCAAAGATCCAATCAATATCATATCTCACAAAAACAGGTATGTCCCCTAAGATAGAAATACCTGAAGACAGCCCTATAGCTTTATCACCACCATTCCAATCTACACCAGTAACATCATACCCACAGTATATTGATGCTATCTTTGATTCATCCATGTTTAACAAAATTAAAGATAGAAAGGTTGATAGTCAAGCTATTGATTGGTTGAATCTTGTGAAAACTGATATAGAGTTTTCAAACGTTTCAGCAACAAGACCTGACCTTGTCAGAGGGTACACTGATAATGCCAAGAGATTTATAGAATCACCTGATTTTTGCATAGACAAACTTGTCTCTGATTTAGAGAAAGATGATAGTATTGTTCTTAGAGAGGCAATAGAAATGGATAGGATAATATCCACATCAAGCGAAAAATTCAAATGGAATTTGCTAGGAATGTTTATTATAGCTATAAAGCAAACTAGAGGTAGAACACTTGTTGAGGAGGTAGAGTCAGTAAACAATCCATTGTCATATCTTATGTCAGAGAGTTTATCCACAATAATGTCATCCACAGGTTCAGTTGAAAAAGGTAAAATAACAAAAGATAGGCAGAGTGTTAGGAAGTCAACAGCTCTATCATGGGAGCTAATTGCAACATACAATTCAGATATCAAAATGAAGAATGTTGGGAAAGAACTCTATGAATTTTCAGACAAATTACCATCAATACATCAATCTATTTTGAGCACCTCAATGAATATTCTCAATCACAATGGGAGTTCCCCAATAGTATCAAGGACGGAAACGAAAGATCAAAAGGATAGTTATAGAGAATTTTCGCCAATGAATGCAATAGGTGTCATATCTTGCAGAGCTGCAGAAAGACTTGTTTTACAAATTCTCCCAATGTATTCAACAGATAGAATGGCAGATAATGATCCTGAACACACTCTGTATACTGCAGTTAAAAACACAGAAAACACAAGTCGCAATTTATACATTTCTGCAGATTGTTCAAGATTTGGGCCCAATCAAATCATGTCAAAGTCTAGAATAGTGGCTTTTGCATTGTCATTTTCAAGCAATTCAAATGATGATTACTCTACAATAACAACATATGAGCTTCTTGCTGAGTCAACTAGACTAATGGAAAATAAATTGGCAAAAGTACCCCATGAATTATATGAATTCATAATAAAATCAGGAGGCTTACAAACCATAAAGCAGCATAACCCCGATTCAGTGTATGGGCAACTAGCCACATCAATTATGGAATATTACAGAACTACAAAGATGCCTAATTATATGTTACAGAAATTTGGGATGTACCAAGGGGCTTTAGGAATGTTTTCATCTATTGCTAGCACAATGCTTCATGATACTCTTTTAGATCTTACAACAGAAATGTCATTTTCAACAGGCCATAGAGCTCTTGTTACGAATGATGACAGTTTGTTGATATTCCCTGAAGTAACAAGAAATTTAACTGAAATGTCTAGTGTATTCATGAATACCTTGTATAAAATACTATACATTGGTGGTCAAATATTGAACAAATTCAAGACAGTGCCTACCACAAAGCTTGCAGAGTTTCATAGCACTTTTGCTTTGCCAAGAGGTTTGATATGCCCTGAGCTAAAACAACTTTTTGCTGGCATTCAAGTATCATCAGGTGAATCATTATACAAGGATTCTAGGCAACCTATTGAACAAGCAATAGCATGTGTAAGACAGGGAGTATCTTTGTTTTCAGCTACTAGCCTAGCCATTATCTTAAATTGCATATATTGTGATCAGTACAACAGGTGGCCATCATACAAAGTTAATGGTTATAGGTTGTCTCAGTTAGGAGGACCTTGTGAAGCAAATATTCTTGGTGAAATGTTCATCCCCAATTTTTCTGATCTAAAGAAAATGAATGAGATGGGTATACCAACAGATGTTCAGTCAAAATTCTTATCAAACTCATTGATATCTGATGAGTTGAGTGACATTGTTGAGGCAACAAATATAAAGGTTCAGATGATAACAAGGTCTACATACAGAGCAATGAGAGGACTTGGTGAAACTCAATGGGTTCAAGAAGTGCAATATTTTCCTCTGTCTGAGTCATGTACAGTTGGACATCTTGTGTCATCTATGTCTTACGGATTGTTTAAAGGGGATAGAGAAAAGAATTTAAGTGATACACTAGTTAGATATGCCAGGAATCAAGTATCCAGAGAAGAACCAAACATATGGGTGTCAGACAACTCACTTATAAAGCACATAATTGGGAAGGATAAAATTTCATATAATGAGCTAGATAGTATAAATTCAGCAGACATTATAAAAGCTGTATCAAGTATTTCAACAGAGCATCATGACAACATTTATTACAATTCCATACTCATAGGGTATAGAAACATTGTTGATGCCGGCAGCCAACTGTCAGGGGATTTGCCAACGCTAGGTAGATTGATACAGACTTCAAAAAACACTGTTAGTGCAGATGTTGTACACCCTACAAGAGTTGTATCAAATTTGTCAGGTGACAGAATAATAACCCCTACAATGGTAGCAATGAATAGTAGTGACACAGCATTAATTAATGCAATAACTGATGAAGTGAGACAAATATTTATACCAAATAGGTTCAATGAACTTAGGGATAATTTTAACACTGCTATGTCATTAGCAACTGTTTCAAATAAGTTGAATCATTTCAGAACAGGGCCTATGAAGTTAATAGAACCGTCTCCAAAGTACTCTAAAATAGAACAAGCTATAATAAAGATTGCTCAGAACACCATCCGCGGCCTGTCTAATACTAGCCCTTTTGCGTTAGCATTAGCATCAGTTGCAAGAACAACTTTCATACCAGATGCCCCCCCTGATAATGCTCTCACAGAAATAGAATCTTTCATTATAATGATGAGGTCAAGATCATTGAGAAATGGCATCCTTCTTAAGATACCTCCTATAGGCATGGCAGACACTTTCAAGGGAGCACTAAATTCATGGTGGGTAATAAGTAACAAAAGATGGAAAGTTTCAAGAATAAGGAGAAAAAGGTCACCATTTTCTTTTGGAAAAATTGAACAAGGAATAGTAGTTACAAGCTTGGTAAGGGTTGGAGGGAATAATTTGTATGAACATACCATTTTTTGCAATGTGAACTCAATAAAGTTGTCAGAGTGGGACTCTTTCCTAAACACTTACATTGATAATAATTCTACACTTTATGCGGGTCAAACTTACATATTTACCAATGATGTAGTTAAAATCATCTCACACAATACACCCATAATTGGTAAAACATTAGTAACTAATAGTGGTTTACTATATTTTGAATATTCTGATGTTAAGATTCCGTTAGTTTATGATAGACAACACGCAAAGCTCACAAAAACAGTTTCACAGGTACCTACTGATCAGCAAGCTGACAAAGCAGATCTTGAAGTCTATGCTTCATTCGCTAATAAAATGTATAATGATGCATATGTATCTGACCTTAAAGGCCTTCAATTCGATGAATCTTATGCCAATATTGTTTATTCTAGATATGGTGGAAAAAATCTGAAACATGATTTAGAATCAGAGATGATGATGCCAGAGATGCCAGATGTTTGCACATCAGAGTTTCTACTGGCTAGGTCTAGACTGTGGAATTGGTTAATTGAAACAGACTCGGGCTACTTTGAAAGTGATGTATATGATGATTACAATACAGAAAAGTTTGAATTTGATGAACATTTAGAAGCAAATATAGGGATTGATTCATCAGATGAAGATTTTTTAGAAGGTGATATTGGTGCTGATGTCCAAGATGACTTCTACAACTTTGTAGATTATTTCAACAACGGGTTTGAGCCAGCCGATTTTGCTTAGAAACATTTATTCGCAAATGCACTAGAATATCTACAACTAGGGCAATTGTAAGGGTTTGGTTCTTCATAAGGGTCAAGATCAATGAAATCACAGTTAACATAACAAAATGTCTCTGGGCACATATCAGGTATTTCAGCTGAGCAGTCAGCATATGATGTTCTTCTAGAAGTACCTGTCAGCAATAAGGGGTTAATATTATAAAGAATTTCTTCAAGTTGCTTAACATTATACCTTCTACAAGGACCATACAATCTGAAATAATAGTTACAAGATCCTTCTTTGTACCATCTGTATGTTGCCTTTGATCTCAATCTATCTATTGTCCTATAATCACCATGGCAAATTTTCTGTTGTTCTTTATCATAAATAAATGCGCTCAAACATTGTCTGTTGCTAACACCTAAAGTGGATTGCTTAGGTAGTATCGCATATGGCAACTGTATAACACTTGATTCAAACAAATGATTAAGGTACTCATTTAGAATGTCAAACCATACATTGGTTGGCACGTATATGTTGTTGTTAGACTCATAAATGTACCCTATTTTAGGAGGCCATACTAAAAGAGGAGGCTTTGAAAGAGGTCCTATATCCAAGTGTATCTTTGTTTTCATGCCTTGATATATGGTCATCCTACACGAAGAGAAAACATTTGGGTAATAGCATCCAAAATCAGAACAAAATGTATCTTCCATATCACATGTTCTGTCCTTTGTACATGAAAACAATAATATGTAATACTGTAGTGCTTCTGATGCTACAAAGCATGAGTTTGGTACCAAGATATGATTATAATTGGTGCAAGGATTTAAGCCCATGTGCATGTCAGGGTACATGAACAAGCATGTCTCCCAAATGTGAAATCTTAGATATAGTTCTCTTTTGATGAGATTTGAAGGAGATGAGAAGCAGTTCACATTTGTATTGTAGTACTCTAGTATGTTTGCTTCGAAGGGTAACTTTGTTTTGAATAATTCAAAAGATTTTGTGTGATTCATTCCCTTTATTTTGAATACTCTATATTCTTCCATGAGTATGATGCCATTTGATACTTCACTACCATGTGCTGTATAACTGTGCTCAAAATTAACACATGCCTTCAAAAATGCTGTTATAGCAAGTAATATTATTAATATGTTCGTTAC